GGACGGTGGCGATCAGCCGAGCTGTCCTAACGACGTTTGTGCGGCGAATGGCAGAAAAAACGGTGCTGCAGATGCGGCAGATCCGCGCAGGAAGGCAATTCGCGATGCCAAAGCAGCGGCCGTGCGAACCCTTAGGGCATTTGAGCGCGAAGGAAGGATTGCAGCTGTCGCGCGACTCCGCACCATGATACAAAGAAGGGCATTAGAGCGACCCGATTTGTTTGGAGATTGGGCGCATGTCTAAGGTTGGCCGTCCCTCATCCTATGATCCAAAAATCGCTGCGAAGATATGTGAACGATTGGCGCGCGACGAAAGTTTGGCGTCAATTTGTGCCGACGAGGGGATGCCGAGCACGACAACAGTGTTTCGCTGGCGGGAAGCGAACGACGAGTTTCGTGCCGACTATGCGCGCGCGCGTGTGGAGCAGGGGCATGCAGCAGCCGACACTGTGGGAGATATTCGCCGCAAGATCATGGCGGGCGAGATTGACTGGCAGATCGGTAAGGCTGCTGCTGATTTAGCGAAGTGGGAAGCGAGCAAACGGGCGGCTCGCGACTTCGGAGACAAAATTGACGTGACCAGCGACGGCGAAAAGCTGCCTGTCGATGACGTAACCCGCGCAACGCGCCTCGCAGCTATCCTGGCCGAAATCGAAAAGCGGAATGCTGCCGACTGATCCTGCCCTGATCGACGCGTATCTTCAGCGGGCTACTCCTGAAGAGCGCGACGAGATCATGGCGCTGCTCGAAGCCGACATGGAAGCTCGAGTGTGGCGGGCGCAGGTAGGGCGACAATCTGAAGCGGCTGACAGCGAGGCTGACATTACCGGCTACGGCGGCGCTGCCGGGGGTGGAAAGACCGACCTCATCGCCGGATTGGCCCTGACCGAGCATCAGCGGAGCGCGATCTTCAGGAGGGAAAAGGCGCAGACCGAAGGCATCGTTCAGCGCATTACGGAAATCCTTGGCTCGTCTGACGGCTACAACAGCCAGAAGTCCATATGGCGAACGACTGTCGCCAATGTGCCGCGGCTGATCGAGCTAGGCGGCCTCGACAATCCCGACGACCATCTGAGGTGGCAGGGGCGTCCGCACGACCTGAAGGCAATCGACGAAGCGACGGAATGCCGCGAGCAGCAGGTTCGGTTCGTCCTAGGATGGAACCGCACGAGCGATCCCAAGCAGCGGACACGCGGACTGCTGACCTTCAACCCGCCGACGACGATTGAAGGCCGGTGGGTGATCGACTTCTTCGCGCCGTGGCTGAGCGATCGCTTTCCCAATCCAGCCAAGCCGGGAGAATTGCGATGGGTGACGACGCTCGGCGGAAAGGATGTTTGGGTCGATGGGCCAGAGCCGTTCGTGATCTTCAAGGGCGAGCCGCTGTATGACTTCGATCAGGCGGACTTTGGACCGGAGAAGATCATCAGGCCCAAGAGCCGCACGTTCATTCCATCGCGGGTGACGGATAACTACTTCTACGTCCGCACCGGTTACATTCAGACGCTCCAAGCGCTGCCTGAGCCGTTGCGTTCGCAAATGCTGTCGGGCGACTTCACGGCCGGCGTGGAAGATGACGAGTGGCAGGTGATCCCGACGGCATGGATCGACGCGGCGATGGCTCGCTGGCAGCCGAAAGACGCCAAGGGCGAGATGGACACGATTGGCTGCGACCCGGCGATGGGCGGCAAGGACAAGTTCGTCATGGCGCCGCGACACGGCACATGGTTCGATCATCTGATTAGCGTGCCGGGCGAGCAAGTGCCCGATGGCCAAACCGGAGCTGCTGTCGTCATCAAGCACCGCCGCGACAGGGCTGTGGTCAACATCGACGTGATCGGTTGGGGATCGTCGACCCTCAACATGCTTCAGGAGAACGAGGTTCAGTGTCACGCCGTCAATGGCGCTGCAAAGTCGCTCGAGATCAGCAAGACAGGCAATCTCAAGTTCGCCAATTACCGCAGCGAGATCGTGTGGCGAATGCGCGAAGGGCTTGACCCGACGAATCCTGACCCGTGGGCGCTTCCTCCCGACCCAGAACTGAAAGCCGATCTTGCGGCGTATAAGTGGAAAATGACCGCTTCCGGCGTCCAGGTTCGCTCGAAGGACGAGATGAAGCAGGAGCTTGGGCGGTCGCCGGACAAGGGCGATGCGGAGATCATGGCCGCGATCCCGACAATGAAGATCGCTGCCTTCGAGGAACTGAAGGCTCAGACGCGCGGCGGCTACGACCGCTACGCCGAGCTACGCACCTATGAACCGATGACGAAGGGATATGACCGCTATGCCGAGTGATCCGGTGCAGGATCGGGCCAAGGAGCTAACGGACAGCTACTCCCAGATGCTCGACAAGTTCGTGAACGACCTCATTCCGCCGACGCTTGAGAACGCCGAGTTCGCCGCCCGCTGCTCGGCCCTGCTGATTGCGCTCAACCGCCAGCTTGCGCGGTGTGCCGCGTCGTTCTCCGGCGTTCATCATGTCGAGCCCGACGAGATGGTGAACCTCGTGTTCGGCCAGTTCCACCGCAATTTCAGGATCAGCCTCAGCGCGCTGGAAGGCGCGGGCGAGCCGGTGCAATGAACGTTAGCTACCAGGTCCGCCGCGCTGTCCCCGCCTCAACCCGTCCCGGTGGGCCGGAGGACAGGCATGTCGCGCTCGTCCTGTTCCAGCTGCCGGGTGAGCCTGTTGGACGCTCCTTGGCGATCAGCGAGGAGATGATCCGCGCCGAATGCGGTGGCGATCCCAAGCGCGAGGATGAACTGATCCTGCGCGAGCTCAGCAACGTGCTCAGCCAAATGACCGCTGGAACGAGCATAGACTAGCCGCGATTCAACCTCACCCGGGACGCGCATAGCCAAGGCGCATGTGCTACGGCCAATCGGCGCAACAGACCGCGAGAGCAGACCGGATTAGCGGCGTCATGGCCGCAGTCCTTGGCAATCAGCAGCTCGGGGCGAAGTTGATCTCTCGCGGCGTCGGTCGCCCGCTGCCTTCCATGATTGAACCGGCGCAATCGTCGGTCGCGTATCAGCCGCGCCGCATGTTCTCGGCGGCGAGGTAGCGCCATGTGCATCGTCCCCGCGCTCATCGGCAAGGCTATCGGCGGCAGGACCGGAGGGATCATCGGCGCTGGTCTCGGCGGTGGAATCCCCGGCGCTCTCGTGGCCTCGCAGGTGTTCAACAAGAAGAAGCCCACAGCAACGACGGGTGCAGTCAACCCGTACGGAGCGTGACCATGTGCCTCGCGGGCCTCCCGATGAGCCAGCAGGCGGTCACTCCGCAGCAAAAGCAGGTGCGCGGCTTCCAGCTTCTCGCCAACATCATCAGCTCGGGACAGGGTAATCCAGCAGCCAAGGCCAACCTCGCGCAGTTCAGGGCGGACTTCCAGGCGCGGCATGGAGGGATGACTGCCGCACAGCTGAACGCATCGCGGACGGGTGGCCCTGCATCGGTAACGGGAGCCTAGAACCATGTGCTTCTTCAGTGTCGCCGCACCCAAGATCGCGCCTCCTCCGCCACCGGCGCAGTTGCAGACGGTCCAGAACCCCAAGGATTTGATGCAGGACCCGCGTGACGGCTCGTCGAAGATCAGGCGCAGGGGATTGTGGGCGAGCGTGTTCACCGGGCCTTCGGGTCTGATGTCGGCTCCATCGGTTACCGGCTCGGGCGGCGGGATCACGGGTGGCTGACCTCACGCTCAAGGAACGCGCGCGACGGAGGCTGGAGGGGCTTAAGCAAAACCGCCAGTCATTCGAGCAGGATTGGAAGGAGATCGCGTCCTACGCTCTCCCGGCCCGCTCGAGGTTCCTAGCCAACGACACGAACAAGGGCAGGCAGCGCAACCGCAAGCTCAACAACAGTCACGGCATATTCGCATTCAGGACCCTTCAGGGCGGGATGACCTCGGGCCTGTCGTCGCAATCGCGACCTTGGTTCCAGCTGACGACTTATGATCCGGGCCTCGCTGAAGATGCGAGCGTGAAGGCGTGGCTCGGAGTGGTTCAGGAGCGGATCGAATCCTTCATCGCGCACACGAACTTCTACGGCGCGGCCAAGACCGGCTATCTCGAAATGGGCGCGTTCGGGACCGAAGCCTGCGTGATGCTCGACCATCCGCAGGAAGGGGCGGTGTGTCATGCCCTGACGGCCGGCGAATACTGGATCGGCCTCAACGACGCGATGATGCCCGGAGCGCTCTACCGCGAATGCGTGATGACCGTGATCCAGGCGGTCGAGACGTTCGGGTACAAGAACGTCCGCCAAGCAATCCGCGATGCCTACGACCGCTCGCGCTACGACGAGCAGCATTGCTTCTACCATGCAATCGAAGAGAACGACGATCATGTAGCCGGGAAGCTCGGGCCCGAGGGCAAGCCGTGGCGGTCGATCTACTGGGATGAAGCGGATGGGTCGAAGGATGGGCTGGTAAGCCTTTCCGGTTACGACGAGCAGCCGTTCTGGGCGCCGCGCTGGGACACGACCGGGAATGACGCTTGGGGACAGGGGCCGGGCCACGACGCGCTTCCCGATTTGAGGGAATTGCAGCTTCAGACCAAGCGCAAGGCCGAAGCGACGGACATGCATATCTGGCCGGAGATCGTTTCCACGGCCACGATCAAGCTGAAGCGCCAGCCCAAGAGCGTAGTGAGTGCTCCCGCTGCGGACCTCGCTCAGGGCAAGGGCGTCGTCGTCCCCTACCAGGTTCCTTACGAGGCGATTGGCGCGGTTCGCGAGGACATCAACGACCTCAAGGGGGCCATCAATCAGGCGACCTATGCCGACCTCTTCATGGCGATCAGCAACATGGATGGGGTGCAGCCCCGCAACATGGAAGAGATCGCGGCTCGCAACGAGGAGAAGCTGACCCAGCTCGGCCCGGTGATCGAGCGGGTCAACAACGAGAAACTGCAGGTGGCAATCGAGCGGGTGTTCGGGATCATGCAGCGGGCGAGACTGCTTCCTCCCGCTCCCGACGCCTTGAGGAACGCGCCCGACATCAAGATCGAGTTCGTTTCGATCCTCACCCAGATGCAGCGGATGGTCGGGGCAGGACAGATCGAGCGCGGCGTCCAGTTCGTCGGCGGATTGACCGGGATGTATCCGAGCGCCCGCTTCAAGCTCGATTCCAACGCGATGATCGACAAGTACGCGCGGATCATCGGAATGCCGGCGGACCTCATCCGTCCGACGCAGGACGCGGAGAACGATGCAGAGGCCGAAGCTGCGGCGGCTCAGAACGCTCAGGCAGCAGAGGCCGCGGCCAAGCTCGGCAAGCCGATCAAGGACGTGACCGACGCGGCAACACTGGCGGCTCAACTTCCGGTGGCCGGAACGCCTGCGGTTCAGGATTTGACGGGGCAGCAGTGACGACCATCGCCACAGACGGACGCACGATGGCTGCGGACGGACGTTCTACCTGCGACAACATGATCCAGAGCGATCAGGTCGTCAAAATCCGCCGGCTGAAGAACGGTGGGATTGCTGGGTGGTGTGGCAAGGGTGCAATTCAGAACGCCTTCTTCGACTGGCTCGACAGCCCAAAGTCCAAACGGCCCAACGCGCGCTTCCCTGAACGCGACGAAGATAGCTCGGGGATCGTTCTCAATCCTGACGGCACCGTCACCTTCTACGGATCGTGCGGCTTTCCATATCCTCGCGCGCTTCCCGCAGCAGACGGTTCGGGCGGACACATCGCCGTAGGCGCGATGGAGGCGGGTGCGACACCGCAAGAGGCAGTCACGATAGCAGTGCGCCGCGATCCGCACACGGGCGGCAAGATCACGGTGATGAAGCTGTGACCCCCGAGGCCCGCGACAAGCAGAACCGCGAGGATCTGACGCATCTCCTCGCTCAACGGCAGTTCACGCGATTTCTGTTGCGCGTGATTCAACTCGCCCGCATTTTCGACCGTGCAACCGATGGGTCGCATGACGAAGCTATCTCAGCGTTAGCGCGTCGGAACCTGGGGTTGGAAATCCTCGAGATGGTCGAAGCGGGCCAGCCCGTTCCGCATCCAGAAGGCCAGCCGATCCTGACGATCCTTCAGGCCCTTCGCGAGGAAGCCAATCAACCAGGAGAGAAACATGCGAAACCCCGCTTTGACCGAAATGCTGAACTCGACGAGCCCGATGGCGATGACTGACGGCTTTATTCGCCCGACGCCGCTGGAGCGCGCGATGGGCCGCTTTATGCGCGCCCCCGATCACGATGCTGGCGGCGATGGTGCAGGTGATGGAGCGAGTGGAGGCGACGGTGATGCTGCTGGACAGGGCGATGGCGCTGGTGCGGGCGACGGGGCCGGTGACGCTTCAGACGATGACGCCACCGCGCTCGGCTCGGCCGCAGCCGAGGATGGAGCCGGAGACGGCAGTGAGGACGGCAAAGAAGGCGATGAAGGCGGCGATGACGATAAGGCGAAAGCTGACGCTCCGCCCGAAACCTACGAGTTGAAGGTCACGACCAAGGACGCCGATGGAAAGGATACCGAGGTCGAGATCGACAAGGCGCTGCTCGACGAGGCCACTCCCGTATTCAAGGAGCTTGGCCTGTCCAACGAGGCGGCCAACAAGCTCGCCCCGCTAGCGATCAAGGTGCAGGAGCGGATGCTTCAGCAGCAGGCCGACGAGTTCGCCACGACCCGCGCCGCATGGGCCAAGGAGGCTCAGGAGGACAAGGAGATCGGCGGCAAGAACTGGAAGTCCAGCCTCAGTCTTGCAGCCAAGGCGCTCGACCATTTCGGCGCTCCTTCCGAGATCAAGGAGGTCGAGGGCAAGAAGGTCGAGACGAACCCTTTCCGAGTGCTGCTGAACCAGAGCGGTTTGGGCGAGCATCCGGTGATGATCCGCATATTCTCGAATGTCGGCAAGGCGCTGAGCGAGGACGGCCAGTTCCCGCGCGGCGAAGGAGCCGCCCCCAAGAGGTCGCGTGAAGAGGTTCTTTATCCGGAGGACACACCGAAGAAGTAAGCAACCGGACAACCACGCTGTGAAGCGTCGTGTCCCTTAGATGGAGTTTTTTCGATGGCTACGATTGGCAATAGCTACCTCAACCTGATCGACATGTTCCGGGCTGGTGGCGATGCGGCGAACGCCGAGGTCGCCGAAGTCCTGAACCGTCTTTCGCCGGTCGTTCGCAATGCGTTCACCGTCGAGGCCAACAGCGGGACGCTGCACAAGCACTCGATCCGCACCGGCCTTCCCGCCGTGACCTGGGGCCGCCTCTACCAGGGCATTCCCCAGAGCAAGTCGGGCCGGTCGATGGTCACGGACACCACCGGCTTCGTCGAGGGCCTGTCCTCGGTCGATACCCGCCTGCTCGACATTTCGCCCAACGCCGCTGCGGTTCGCATGGCGGAAGGCGAGGCGTTCCTCGAGAGCATGAGGCAGGAAGCCGACAGCCAGGTGTTCTACGGCGACGTTGCAACCACGCCGGAGAAGATCAAGGGCCTCGCTGCCCGCTACAACGCCAGCGGCGGCGGCGGCGCGGGCAACCAGATCGTCAAGGCCGGGGGTGCGGGTTCCGACAATACGAGCGTGTGGTTCGTTACCTGGTCGGAGAACGCCACCCACCTGATCCACCCTCAGGGCACGAAGGCGGGCATCGACCGCCAGGACAAGGGCGAGCAGCGCATCACTGACGCGAGCAGCAACGCTTACTACGTCAAGGAAGAGCTGTTCCGCTGGCACCTTGGGGTCGCTGTCCGCGACTGGCGCTACAATGCGCGTATCGCGAACATCGACGTGTCCGACCTTCAGGCTGGCACCGTCGACATCTACAAGTTCATGCGCTCGGCTTTCTACAAGCTGCAGGGCGTGTACGCGACGGCGATGCGC